CAGATTGAGGAAGTCGTACGCCATGTCCGCCACGTATAAAGTAGCCAGGGATAGAAGGCCGAATACCCACTGCAATATATAGAGAACCGATTTCAGCATGATCCATTTTACGAGTTCAATCGGGTAGGACGCCACTTTTTGTAATAGTGTTAATGCCTTAGTGAAGATGTTATTTATTACGGAAAATACCATCTTAGCGGCCTTTGTGAAAGACGCCCCAAGGGTGGACGCCAGCCAGTTCATGAATTCATCGACGACATCGAGAGAATTACTTGCCATTTCTTTGAAATTATCGACGGTGTCCATAAAGTATATTTTTAATGCTTCAAAGGGAGTGGTTTTTAAATTTATGATAAATCTGAAAAAATTTGTAAACATATTTATAATGAAAATGAAAAACGATACTACAAAGGTCACCACTCCCATGGAGCCTTATTACATATTCATAACAAAATAATTCATTGGAAATTTGATTGTTTTAAGTTGAGGGAAGCCAAAGTGACCCAAAGACCCTTTGATGAATAAATTCAATAATTCTTGATATTGAAATAATATAATTTTCATAGTAAATTCTATTATTTTTTTGATATAATCGATGGCGGTATCCTTGACCCAGAATACCATGTCTACCAACCACGTGGCAGTGCGTGCAACTGGTGCCACCACCAGATTTTTTACCGGCCATAAAAGGATTTCTATTATTTTTCTAACGATATCCTGAATTTTCACGAAGATGCTGGCTATCCAATCCCATGCGATAACAAGGTAGGGTTTTGTCCTTTTCTGTTTGGTTAGATCGAACCATATAGAATACAGTAGGAACGAAAACGTCAAGAGTACCAATGGAAATTTTAGTGCCCCTTGTAGGGGAATTAATACGATGCCAACGGCAGTAGCCAACGCTAGTGGAATCAACAATAAGTAAGTGTATATTACCATTTTTATTAGAAGTCATTATATTTTTGATATTAAGATTGGAGGAGCAATATCTTCGGATATTGACCCGTTAAGTGTCACCACAGAATATATGAGATCATACATACCATTCCATCCCTTCTGAATTGCCCCGAAGAACATCATGAACATTTCGACGATCTGTTCCCACGTCTCGATAATCACGGAAAGTGCTATGGAATAAAACTCTATAAATGCATTTGCCATGGACAAGTAGATACTCTTGAAATAATTGAAAATATCAATCCAGAATTGAATGGCTACATAGTAGACTACCCTATCTACTCCTTCGGCGAGGGGTTTATTTCTAGATGTTATGCTAATCAGTCGCAAATATCCAATAGATAAGATCAACATTGTCACGGGAATCATAAGAAATACCACTTCAAATCTATTAGCAGATATTAATACTATCACCATATTAAGCATTATTAGATTCAATGTCAAAGCGATTTGATCCATGTAAAGGATGGTCTTGGGATGTGTTATCAGCAATCTTAGAAATGAATAAATCAATGATGATAAAATAATACCAAGAGATATTCTTGCCTCTAACATCTTGTAATTAATAAATATTTTTTCGCGAGGAATATCAGAGTGAGGCCATGACCGAATACAATTTAATAACTGGATATTTTCCGATCGGGATGCTTATGTTACTTATTGCGCCCATGTTGAGTTCGAAATACTGGCTAGTCTACGTCCTATTTTCCTTTGTACTATTTTTTATAACATTCATTGGATTAAAAGCGGATGGAAAATTGGAAGAAGTGGATGGAAAATGGTCCAGTTATAAGACGTTTCCCGTGGTGGTCGGCCTACTTGGAACCGCGATATTAATTCTTTCCATCCTCGTGCTATGGCCCGATTCCGGAATACTGGTCCCCCAAATGGATTTGAACTTTCCGGTCATCCTGGGTGGACTGGGATGCATCTACTATTTATTCGAGATTCTTGAGTTTTACGGCGTAAAAGATATTCCCAATGGACATGCATGGATTTCTCTTTTCGTTATACTCATTGCTTCATTCACGACCAAAATCAATAAGTTTATATTTACAGTTATTGGGATTTTGTTTACTTTTCTTTTACCCTTTATTAAACTATTTAGTAGGAAGATATCCACGATCCCCGTGAAGAAGGAAGAAAAATGTTCAAACTTTTACAAAATGCTTAATACAATTAAATGGCTTTCATTAGAGACTTCACTCACTATCATTATATTGCTGACCTTGCTCTATTATGGCATGAGTCAGTTTCCTCAGTTGGCATCGAGTGAAGAATCTGACTTATTTTTCGGGGGATTATCCAGGGACGTAATTATTTCATTGGTTGGTTTAATACTATATTCATATTCCAACATCGATGGACCCACGGTAAATGCCTTTGTTAAATTATAATTACTATATTAAGTAAAGATGGAAACACACTATGTCGTGATGAATTCTAATCTCAGAGATACTACACTATATCCATCAGGAAATAGTTACACCCTTCATCTGGCCAATCCTCTGCATTACGTAACCAGGGTGGAGCTCGTCCAGGCGACCATTCCCAATGTTCTTCAAAACATACCCGACGGAGAGGATATCATAAATGTGGAGGGTAGCACCTTTTCCATCTCTCCGGGTTTTTACAGCGCAGGTCAGCTCAGGTCCGAACTTCAGCAGACCATTCAGGTTCCTATTGGGATAAATGTCTCCTATCTAACTGGAGAAGGTAAATACCTATTCTATCGTGATAAGACGGACTCCCGCGGTTCCTTCACTCTAAAACCTTCGGATAGGATCCATAGGCTTCTCGGTTTCAACGACACCACCACGAAGGTATCGTCCACTTCGGTGAGTACCACGGCTCCGGCGACCTTCCCCTTATACTCTGAACACCAGCGCTACGCAAGTTACGAGTATATCAAGTCCGACTCTATCGTGGATATAACCACCGACAATTTTCTGTATCTCGACGTCGAGGAATTTAAGACCACCTTCCTCCATCAGGGACAGAAGGTCGTATCAAATAACTTTAATTCAAGTGGGTCCACTAATTCCTTCGGACCCATTAATCTAGATACAAATCCTGGTGAGACCAAGGTCTTCAAGGAGACCGTAGATTTTTCCTACGGGATCGATTTCGATCCTCCAATGTCTCAGATTTCCAGGATGACAATTAAATGGAGAAATTCAAATGGGGATATATTAAATTTCAACGGTCTAAATGAGAACTCCTTTATCCTCAGGGTAAAGTGCAGGTCCATGCGAATTCCCGACGCCATTTTGCCTCTTCCCGAGCCTGAGAACAAGGATATGGAAGACTATGAAGAGGATACTCCCAAGTTCATCGGAATGTTCGGTTCATCTCTGGGTGATTAATTTTGAACCAGGTAGATGGGCCTCTGTCGCTGGGTCTGCTGACGGGTGGGTGGCTGGCGGAACACCGGAGTGGGAGGGACTTCCCTCTCTATCACACTTGTAATGCGTAAAACCAAAACATGCCTCGCTTCGGTGGTTGGTTTTCCGTTTATATCTAGAATCCTCGTGGTCAGTCGATTGAAGCTGATGGGAGGCGAGTAGTTTATTCCGTAGGCGTAGTCCGTATTCTCCTTGAAAATTCTTAGAGACTCCCTTCCGGGAAGGGTGAAGAAGGAACCCTGAGATACTGGGATGGTCCGCTCCTCATTGATGTCCCTCCCGTCTTCGCAAAAGGGCGTCCTCAATTCCTGAATGTCCACCACGATGGGCTTATTTTCCTCTCCGCTGAGCTCGGCGTAGCAAACGTCCACCCTGGCGACATTGGCATAGGTCCTATTGAATAACATGGTGGAGAAGTTGGTCTTTCCCTCGATTTGAATGTAATGGACACTCATTTTTAGTAATTAGCGTTTTTTAAATGATAAAAGTCGCGCACATAGGGCATTTAAAACAATAATTACTGTCCATTATGCATATCTTGTGAATGCAGTTGATGCACACCCTGTGCCCGCATGCCATGCTTATGGTGCTGACATCTTCCAGACACACTGGACACTCAGCTATCATGCGTCTATCGTTCCTCACCTTTTCGAAAATATCCTTTATCTTTTTCGCCCAGCCATCGTATCCGTGTTCGAGCATCTTGGGGAAGGTCACTGCGAATAGATATATCCTCGACATGAGCCATAGGTCCCTGGGATGAATGCAGAAGTCGTTGAACCTGAATGCCCAGGGATAATAGTAAGTGTGTGGCTTTATCTTTGCGTGGGTCTTACAGAATGTGACGGCAAATCCTAAAATATTCGAGTTCAACGAACCCTTCCTCGAACATCTAACACCCCTCCGGGTGGCGCCGTAGCATCTCAGGCCTATTAGTTTAAAGAGTCGTCCGAGCACAGGGATTCCGATACGGAGCTCTCTTCGACGAGCGGTGGCGAATAGGTCCTATCCTCGATAGTATCTTCCTCAAAGATATAGAGATTATCTGCACATTTCTTGTATCCCAGCATGTCTAGGGTCGTTTTGGAGTCATAGCTGTTGATGATATTTTCCATGGAAATCCATACGGGGTTCCTCAGGGTGAAGTGTTCTTTCCCCGACTCCTCCATGCACATGACCAGTGCGCCCCTGGGACCCTCTTCGGTCATTATACCCAACATGACTTCATTATCAAACTGAACATCCACGAGTATCCTCATTATCTACTTTAGTAAGATCATAAATCTTTAAATGACGTTTGCAGTAAATTTCATTTTGAATGGGATTATACCTACATTGTCTATTTGATTTACATATCGCCCTACATACTTTTCTATTGTTATTCACGTTGGGCTTGATAGGATTAAACGAATTGGAAGAGATCCGAATGATGCCTCCACTTCTTTCAATTCGTCTACTTTCTATGTAATTTCTCCACGCGGTGGACATATAACTAATAATAGGGGCAGTCCTTTAAAATCCCACATTGTTTTCTCTCTTACACTTGCCCTTATTGGTCATGCTCTCGGGGAGATCGTTGGGCTGAGAAAGGGTGGCAGCGTCGCGAAGGTATAACAGGTAGGCCGACACGCCTTCCCTTACCTGCGGAAGCATCTTCTGAACCACCTTGGCGTTCATGGAGTCGATCTGAGACTCCACGTTCCCGTAAGGATTCGTGGAGTTATTGATGAAGATGTATCGCATGAAGGCGAGGACGTCGGTATTGTCCTGTTTGTCGATGGAAATGCCAGTCTCCGCCTTGAAGGTCCTTTGGAGCTTGCGCTGAACTGCATTGATATTTCCCTGCGAGAAGAATCGCGTATTCAGGGGTGTCTTAGTCGTCTTCAACGAAGATAGAATACCCGTCCTGATTGCGCGACTTGATAGATCGTCGGTCCTTTCTCCATTCAAAGGATACATTAATACTAATAGTGATTTTTTTACATCTTGGGATTTCGGAGGGCATTCCTTCCCGGAGAGTTAAAGTTTCCGGTGCTCCTGATGGCCTTTGTGTTCTTGATGCAGAAGAAGGAACATGGGATATTGTAATTCACCCCGCCCTTGAAACCATAATTTCGGTTGGACTTTTTGGGATTTAGGATCTTCTTTCCCGAGGCATCCACCTTTGTTGGCTCCGTGGAACCGGGTTTGTGGGACCAGGTGCCGTCATTGTCCTGTCTGTAAAAATGATAGTCCTCACCATTTGAATTCACGCAGAGGAATCCCTTATAGTATTCCTTGGGACATTTCTTGAATTCGAGACTGGATGCCCACGTTATTACGCATCTGGGATTGTCCGCTATGACCCTCTTCCTAACTTCTGCACACGTTATCTTGGATGCGTATCCCTCATTGCTCATCAGTCCCGGCTGCGGTTTTCCGGCCATGGGGTACTTGTGGAGGTCGTCGAGGAGGTAGGAGTAGCAGTTGTGCGTGGCCATTACATTATAATCATTTGTCCATTTCTCGTGATCGTAGGTGGGTTCGTATCCACTGGTGGGCATGGAAGTCTTCTTGGCGACCTTTTTGACCGATACCTTCTTGGCGACCTTCTTAGTCGGTGCCTTTTTGGCAACCTTCTTGGCGACCTTCATATTACTATAATTAAAGTGGAATATTTATATCGGTTGGATCTAATCCAAGATCGACTTCGATAATTTCTAAGAGGTCATCCCTATCCATGGCGACAATTTCAATTTCCGATATGTAGTCGATGTTATTCTCCGGAAGGTCGAAGCGTTCCACCGCCTGCATTCCCACGCTCTGTTCATTTCGCATGCTGGCACTGACCGCCCTCTCCCTGGTTTGTCTCGACTCTATGATGAGCGTGACCTTATATTGAGGTACGTCGAATTCCTTCCTGCACACCGGACAGGTGCTATTCCCCGTACTCTTCCAGCGATTTATGCATTTGATATGAAAGTTATGTCCGCAAGGGAGGGTCCTGCTATTTCTGGACGTCCTCGATAGTATGGACGTTAGACATATGCTACACTCCTTAGGATCCAGGTGGACATGACAGAAATTCTTGCCATCGACGGCATTCTTCCTACAAGGTGTTCCTTTAATGGTAGTAGCTGTGCACCCCATCTAAGGATTAAAAGGAAAATGAATTAATAATTAAAATCGCATTACTTCTTGAATAAATTTTTAATCCTGTTAATCATCGTCTTCTTTTTCGCTTGGGTCGTCTTCGCCTTGGCCATATTCACGATGGCCTTGGTTTTCAAGAGTCTAATCCTCTTTTCCGCCTTCTTAATCGTTTCTGCCTTGGATACTATATTCTTTTGAATTTTTCGCATTTCCTTTTCCGCGATCCTCAGAATCTCCACGAGTCTATCGGATTCGTTATTGCTGAGATTCACCTCGGTATCCAGACGCTTAAATGTCCTTGCCCTAAGGGATTCCATGCGCTTAAATTTTCCGATATTATTCATCAAGGAATACCTCATATTCTTTACCCTTGTATTTTTCCTATTGAGATCCATCAGCGACGCCATGGCCTTTTCCATACTTTATAATTGCATTGGATTTTATTTGGGAAGAATCATATCGTGATAAACCTGTTTGGTTCCTACCCTTTTTTCATAGAATATTACATTGAAATTCTTCGACCTTGCGATGACCCCCTCGGCCTCGGCAATGGCCTCGTCCCAGTCGAAGTCTTCGTCGTCGAAGTACTTGACCCATCCATCTAGGGATCTGAATATGTGCTGGATAGGTTCCATCCCTTCCATTAATATGTTATTTATATTTAATAGACATGAAGGAGCGCCAAGGTTTCCAGACGGCCGTCTGGGGCCCCACCGCATGGGTATTTCTTCACTCGATCACATTTTCCTACCCCGATAAACCCGACGCGGAGACCCGAGCCCAATTCTTCAATTTCTTCAAGAGCATGATGTACGTGCTTCCTTGCAAGTATTGCAGGGATAGTTACGCATCCTACTGCAAGTCCTCCGGTCCCCTCGGTCTCAAGATGAAGCGCTTCGAGTCCAGGGCGACGCTCACCAAGTGGCTTTACGACATCCACGACGCCGTCAATCTTAAACTCGATAAGAAGGACCGTCCTACCTTTCCGGAGGTCAAGGCCATCTACAAGGAGTTCAAGGCCAGTTGCACGACCAAGGAAAATGAAAGGAGCAAGGGATGTGTCGCCCCCAATGGCAAAAATGGTATAAGGCTTAAGTCTGCTATCAGGATTATTCCTAGGGAATGTGTATTGAAGGGAAAGACTCTTAAAATTTATCGCAAGTGTTTGGAGAGGTATGATATCTAGTCCCCACGCTGGAATCATAACGAGATCTTTATATGAATCGGATTCAGGAAGATATTACATAAAGGTCGATGGTCATCAGTTCAAGGTTCCGTGGCGATACGGGAGACCCTATCAGGTCGAGTGTGACGACCTCAAGCCAATCATGGAATATGGTGTGAGTGAGGAGGTCCAAGTGTGGTTCAAGAATTCCCAGGGAAGGTATATTTTACAGCGTATTCAAAACAATAAAATATTGTATCATATTAATAACTGAAATGTCTGGTGGAATTACGCAATTGGTGGCAATTGGCGCTCAAGATTCTCATATCGTTGGGAACCCCGAGATTAGTTTTTTCCGTTCCTCGTTCAAGAGGCACACAAATTTTTCCAGTGTCATCGAGCGGCAGGTTATTCAGAACTCTCCTGCCAATAACAGTCTCTCGTCCGTTCGCTTCGAGCGCAAGGGCGATCTCCTATCCTACACCTATTTCGTGATGACCAACGGCGAGGGAACCCCCCTCCCCATGGACTGGTCCACCGTCGTGGACAAGGTCGAGCTCTACATCGGCGGTCAGTTGATCGATTCCCAGGACTATGATTTTTCCACCAAGGTCTATTCGGACGTCATGGCGCCCAGCCTTTCGCGGAGCACCCTCGGTCCTCAGCCCAGTGGCAATCTCGCGTCTTCCTATTTCTACCCCCTCAAGTTCTGGTTCTGTGAGAATTACCAGTCGGCCCTTCCTCTGGTCGCCCTCCAGTATCACGACGTGGAGATGCGGATCTACTGGGGATCCAACATTTCTCCCTACGCTGCCGACGTGGCCGCCAAGCTTGCTATCTACACCGCAGCCGTCAATACCGTAATCGCCAACGTCAATGGAGGCGCCCCTCCGGCTAATCCCGCTGCGGCCCACGCTGCCTACCTCGCAGACGGTTCCTTCGCCGCGGCGCAGTTGGCGGCCGACGATCTTATTACTTCCCTCGCCCTCGCCGGAGTTACCGTCACCAAGCAGGGGACTGTATTCCCCAACGCGGACCAGATCACCGGCGACCTATTCAGTTTCCAGGGCGGCACTTCATCCAGCGTCTCCTTCGGGAACAATGCCGTATCCAAGGCAACCACTAAGCCGTCCTCGTGGTCTCGCTTCGTATACCTCGACTCGGACGAGCGTGGCATGTTGGCGAGCAGCACCTCGGAGTATCTGATCCACCAGGTTCAGCGCATCCCCGCTTCCAACGATAAGCGCATGGATCTGACCTTCAATCATCCCGTGAAGTTCATTGCGACCACTTCGGTCGATGCAGGTACCAACAACACCGTCCTCCTCCAGATGAATGGCGTGGATGTCGGTGAGGCCAAGAATCCGGTGCCTCACTACCGACAGGTCTCTTCCTATTACCATACCGTTTCGGGTGTGGATAGCAGCGGAAACAAGTCCGACGGTTTCGAGAGCGTCACCATGATGATTCCCTTCTGTCTGGATGCCTCCAAGCTCCAGCCCACGGGTTCGTGCAATTTCTCGCGTCTGGACAGTTCGCGTCTTATCCTCAGTGGCGGAACCTTCGCCTCTCCGGTTTGGGCCGTGAATTATAACATTCTCAAGATCCAAAACGGAATGGGTGGACTTCTTTATGCCAACTAAAAAAATTAATAGCCAATACTAAATGCCAAAGCCTTATTGGTCATGGGAGATTGAAGAACGGGCTAGGAAGGCCATCGCCAGACTGGCAAGGAAGGTACTGGCTCAGAAGAAGTCCATGAATAAACCCGTTAAGATAACCACCGATTCAATGGGTCCCAATCCATCCAAAATTCCATTGCCTTCAAAGCGCCTTCTTGCCACGAGGTCAAAGTCAAAGATCAAAAAGGGCAATACCAAGGGCCGTTTCACCTTCCTCAATTAGGTTTCTTCTTCTTCCTGGCCATTTCCAACGCCCTTTCGGCCTGTTCCTTGGGAAGAAACATTAATAGGGCCAGGAGCATGCGTTCATTGGTGAGGGTTCCCTCCCTCTGCATTGCCTTACAAGCTTCCATAAAATGTTGATTATTATTCATTTTATAGATGTTTATATTCAAATCTTTAAACTAATTTGTTTTAGGGACCTTCATCAGCGGTACGTCGGCACTGAAGCATCGATTAATGCTGTTAGCCGGGACGGGTCCGACCCTCTGCTTGGACAAAAGGGGGTTGAGGAGTGTCGGCCCCTTCTTGGCGATGAGCCGGCGGTAATCGTAATTGAGGGGGTAGGCGATTCCATTCTGCTTCATGATCTCGTCATTGAGGAGTCCGCTGGATGTGTGGATGGTGAATGCCCTTCCGTCGGCCATGCCCAAACGTTGCGACATTATTTATTATTAATTAAGGAGATAATATTCTCTAATGACTTTTATCAGTGCATCCTCTTGTGGTGAATATTTTTTGATATTTTTGGTCGGGGCTTCCCTTTTCAATTCCGGAGTGTAAAGCACCTTGCATAGGAGATTGTAGGTCTTGACTATGTCCCTCAAACTTTTGGCGCCCTTGATCACCACGCTCCCAGTCTTGAATATGCTGACGGTGGTGTTGAACATATAACAGAGAAGTCCGGAATATTTCTTTCGCTGAGGAACCACGGAGATAGAACCCGCATAATTTTCTTTGAAAAGCGTCCTAAGATCGGGATTGTAGATACCGTGGGGAACGTAGAAGCTCGCGTTGATGAGTTGTATTTCCGTGGGAATTAGCGGAAGTGTCGCGTGCTCCGGAAATACATGATCTACTAGCTCGATCACTTCCTTCATGAGCCTTTCGCCCTCCATAGGCGTCGACGTTCCAGTAAGGTGAAGTTTTCCATTGACGAAAACCTTGAGGGAACGATTATTCCCCTCCTGAGTTACCTTGCTCAGGGTGACGGCATTCCTGAAACCATTCAACTTCAAATACCAACCATTCATCCCGTCTTCGAAGCGCTCCACAAAGGTCTCCCTGGCAATCCTGGCACCCTCCCTCCCGGACATGATGGTCATCGTGATGACCCTAGGGATAGAGGGCTTTGGTTCATTTATTCGGTCATGTATTCGTATTAGGTTTCCCACGAAAGACCGATACTCTTTAACATCCATTTAAAAAAGAATATCTTTATTTCTTTAAATGAAGTGCGAGCAGTGTTTAAAAAGAAACAAGGTATGTATTCCTTGCAGTTCGTGCTATAGGAAATCCTTGTGCACGGGGTGTATTCAGCTGGAGTCTCACAACTGTTTTGGACTCCTGAATAAAGTTTTCAATGAAATCGAAAAAATAAGGGAAACTAACCCTGTTATCAAAAAAGATAAGGTTCAGCGCCTGTAAAAGAACAGACCGGTCAGGAGGGCTGCCGTCATGGCGCCGGCGATGGCGAAGGTGTCTCCGTAGGGAGGTCCCATGGGAACGATGGTCTTCGAGACGTCAGTCTCCCAAGGTGCATTGTGGTAGATCCGCTGGGGGTAGTTGGGCTTCACCCTGGGATCTTCCCTGTTAAGGCAAAAGTGGGGAGAGCCCCATCCCACGGCCACGATCTCGTTGCAGACAGGACATGTTTTCTCCATGGGGGGTGTGTAGATTCCACCGAGAGCGTCGTTGACAGGTCGGACCTCATTTACCAGTGGAGAGTGTGGCACCGGCTTGGGAATGTCCCTAAAACCTCCTCCGTTAATAGACATCCTTATACTTGTTATACTTGGTGAAAATTAATCATGAACTGCTTATGAACTCCCATTTTAGTATAGTGCACATCCTCTTCCATATGTCGTCCTGTTGTTTTATCTTATCCTTGGACTTCAATAGTGGAAAATAGGGAAGGTAATCGTCCTCGCCGAGGAGTTCACAGAATTTATAGAGAACGTAGGGGTAGGATAGAAAGTTCTTCCTCTCCGGTGGACAAACCACGTCGAAGGGCTCCTGAATTTTCACAAACATGAGCCTAAGTTTCTCCTCCAAAGCCGGTGGCATGTTGGGAGGCTTCAATCCCGAAAGGATATTGCATATGTAGGGAATGTGCTCGTAATATTTATTGTGTCTAAGGTCCCTGAGGATCTTCCTCACCCTGGCGTTGGTGATCTCCTTGGTGTCCTTGACCCTCTGCTTTTTCAGCTCGTAACGGAGACTCGTGATCAGCTCGTCGGGAATGGTGGCGGTCTCCTTCCCCTGAAACTGGTTTATCCACTCGTTGAAGTGATTCTGGCGCTTATAACTGTACTGGACCTTCTTATTGGTGTCCTGCTCGTCCTGGAAGGATAGGGTGGTCGCCATGTAGTACTTGGTGAATCCACACTCGGTGCACACGATGTCGCTCTCCTTTTGATTTTCGAATACCTTATCCGAGCCACACTCGTCGCAAATATCTATCTCGAACTTTATGTGGTCGATGTCATCCATGTGAGAGACGTCTATGTTCTCTTCCACGACCCTCATGTATTCTATATAGATGTCCCTACGGCACGTTTCCTCTTCGTAGCGTTTTATATAGGGTGCAGCTTTATTTATGTAGTTAACTAATTCATCCTGCGAATTCTCGTATTCCTTTATTTTTAGATTGTAACGCTCGAGCAGGCTCATGGTATTAAAAGAGTGTGTCCCTTATTATTTAAAATGATTAAACTATACCTACTCCGTTTTTATAACTGGATCAACGATATTGTCAGCTCACCCAGGAAGACAATGCCCCTCAAAATGATCTACGACGTGGATACCTCACGGAATTGCCTATTCCCCAGCGCTGCATGGAGGATGGAAATGGATAATCAGTGGCTCCCCATGGACACATCCGGAAAGCACACTTATTGTTGCTACAACTTCCGCAAGCTTGTCAAGAAGAATATTGACTGCGTGGTGAATGTTCGCTTCGAGCAGGAATACATCTATAATAACGTTCCCTATTCCATCGTTAGCAGGAGTCTCGATGACGCCGAGAATATCGTAGGGACCGAGGGAGGTGCCGAAATTCGTTCGCCCATCATCATTCAAAAGGTGCTGGCCGTCAAGGGAAAGAAGACGTGGTGGGACATGCATAGGCTCCTACGTTATGCGGGTCCATTGAATGATTTCCACGATTGCAAGGGGATCCGAATGAGAGATCTCTTTGAAAGTGAGGAAGATACGCCAGACGAGTGGAGAATCTATACGCTAATGGGTGGCGAAGAACCGATCGTCATCAAGAAGAATGACCTCCTCAGTCGTGAGTCACTGGTGCAAGGTAAAAGCGGAGTTCCCCTAGGGAAGTGACCTTGTATTCCAGGATGATGGGGAGGTCCTGACCGTGATGTAGTAGCTTGATGTGAGAACACATACAGGTAGCCTTGGTGAATAGGCTCAAATATTTGAGAGAAAACGTATCCACCATGGAACCAAAATCCCTAGTATCCGAATCGATATCGAACTCCGTGTATTGTTCGGCAAAGTCTCCCCTGCATCGGAAACTGATCTTCTTGAATGAACGCTCCACGCTGATGAGGTCGCCGATATGGGAAATATCCCTACACAACCTCTGAAAGTCCAGGGCCGGGAAGGGGGTCATCGTGACCAGGGGAAGTTCGGGAACGTCCAGAATCTCGTCATTGATGTCCAGAAGCTTCAATTTGAAGTTGCTCCTCTTTTTCTCGTTCTCGATGGCGATGTCCAGCACGTGCTCCTCATTTATCTTCATGATAAGGACGTCGCTGGGACTGACGGCCTTGAGTACCCTGAACACGTTGGTGGTATTGATTCCCACGATGATCTCGTCTTGACACTCGTATTCCTCGAATTGGGATGAATCCAGGAAGAGATCGACCATGGCGACGTGGGCATTATCCAGGGTGACCATGTGGATGCCCCTTTTACTGAAGGAAACATTGACGTCATTAAGAATATCCTTGAGAACCTCGAATATATTCTTAAAGGCAGTTGCTTGAATCGTTTTGAAATACATTTACTATCAGAGTGCGTTAATCTTTTAAACATTTGTCTTTTTATTGATTTTTTCCTCGAGGTCCGGCGTCATGGGAGCTGCCAGGGACGTCCCGTAGGAGTCTAGGGAAAATAGGGTGGGAATGTTATTAGGATTTCCGTCAAAGGCTGCGAAGGACTTCCTCGAATAGGACTCCACGTCGCTGGGGATCATGGAAAGGGCCCACTGACGTACCTCGTTCCCGATGAGGAGTCGCCCATCTTTGAGGATGACGGCCGGCACGTGGGTAAGCATCTTCTTGTGCTCTTCTGGGATGGGCTTCTCGTGGACGTTGTGAAGCTGGATGTGATTGGCGATCGGATTATTTTCAAGGAGTTTGAATATTTCACCGCAGTGAAGACATCTCGGACTGTAAATAAAAATGGCAAACATCGCCCTTGCGGGAAGACAGGAAAATATTCATAGATATAATTTCGCAACACCTAATAAGATGCGAATTCTAATCATCATAGTTGTAATCATAATTACACTCGCAGGATATTTCCTCCTCTCGAACAGGGAGGGCCTAAAATGGGATCTCGGCTTCGCTGGATTCAATCCGGCCGTCAGTGAGATAATCACCGAGGGAACCATGGACATCGCCGGCGAAAAGGTCGACGAGGTAGCCGTGCCTCCCGAGGTGGTGTTAAACATCGCCAAGGGGGTGGTCAAGATGCTCAGGGAAAAGCGTGGCCTTTCGTGCTGTCCCATCGAAACCGTGTTCATCGAAATGTACTCGTCCGCTGCATCCATGGAAAAGGTCAAGAAGGAGAGGCCCGACGTATATAAGGCCTACATCAAGTACCTGGAATCGCGCCTGGAATTACCGACCGTTGACGACGAGGATGGCGAGAAGAGGGCTGCTATGGTCAGCTACCTAGACAATTTGAAGAAGAATGAGAGCGTCGCCATGATTCCCCTGGGCGTTCCCCTGACCTACCGGGTTAGGATGATCCTCCTCGAAACAAAGCGCTACTACGGAATTCAGCTGGACGCCATCGCCATGGGCGACGAAAAGGATATGGAGATCAAGGGAATTACCACCCAGCAGTACGACGACGAATCGGTCATCAAACCCTTCAAGGACGATCTCAAGGCGGGAGACTGGCTCAAATACGACACCATCGCCAACAGCATCGCGCCCACCAAGAGTCTCCTCGACACCGTGGAAAATTCCGTAAAAGAAAAGCTCAAGCGTTAAATAGATATGCCCTTGACTGTGGCCGACGTGTTGAAACACGATTACAGGAAAAGGGAAATGAAAAAGAAACTTTATATTGAACTCTACGAAAGGGCGAGCTCCAAAATAAAGCAGATGGGTGAGATTGGGAAGCACGAAACCTGGGTGAAGGTATCGGGATTCACTATGGGATACCCAGCCTACGACATCGACGCGGCAGCGAGGTGGGTGGAAAGGCAACTCAAAAATGGAGGATTTACCACGCAACTTTATCAGAATGGCGAGATATTCGTTTCGTGGAAGATTCCCTCCAAGGAAAAGTCCACCAAGAAGGTCGCCAAAAAGGTAGCACCAAAGACCTCCACTGAAAATACCCTGGAAAGTCTAATGAACCTGAAAAAGACTGCGGACAATTATCGCTCTTTAAAATAACATCGAACACTAATTATGGACGGTTCAAATCTCCACGTTCTCGTTGAGGCAAAAAAGGAACTGCTCAACCAGCTTACGACGACTATCCTCCCCCTGGGGCTGGACACCATGGAAAATCTCTACGCCGAGTCGGTGATAGAGTCGGGAGGGAAGATGGTCCTCAAGAACTTCCAGGAAAGGATCGCGGGGATTCCAAAGTGGAACAACTACCAGATCGATGCCGAGGTGGGGAAGGCCGTCGATAGGTGCGGAGGGTGCCTGGACGAGATGATCGCCGCCGTCTTCGTCGCCACGGTCAAGATCATTTCGTCGGTACGCCTATCCAGGGATTCGCGCAAGGTCAGTCTCAAAATTCCGACCAACGACGTCTTCCTTTTGGGCGTCTACACCAATATCGCCAAGCGAATCTACGAGAATCCCTACGTCTTTGAAAAATCCAGTCGGCACGAGCGACGCAAGGACCTGGTGGAACTCGTCGATGGCGTGGTCGAGGAGACCGTTAAGGAGATGCTCCCCATCAATCAGATTCTTAAGACCTACCTCCACAAGAATCCCATGGACATCATGAAGCAGGAGAGTGAGGATATCCACACTGCCGAGATCAATAACGTCTCTGACGACGAAAACATTTTTCCGGGAGTGGGCGAGGGTCTGGGTGGCGAGGAACCGACCCAAGAGGATGATGAAAACGAGGGACCTATTGAACCGGAGGAACCGATGGGGATGGATATGGGCAGTGAAGAGATGGCACCGGAATTGGGAGAGAGAATGGAAGAGGATGAAAGTACCAAGAAGATCAATTTTAGGGACACTATTGGCAGGCGGGATCCTCCACCGATCCCTTCCTCTACCTCGGCACCTTTGAACCTTCCCCCTTCCGATGAAGAAGATGACTTTATCAATCCAGGTGCGAGGCGCTGAAAATACTAAAGTCTAGGTAAATTATATGTTGGGCGACGTCCTTAAGAATCCCTTTTACGCGGCCCTCTTTGGGGCAATCGTGACCATGCTCTACATATATGGAGTCACCATCCTGAATAGGGAGCCTCCGCCCAGAAATGCATCCATGATAAAGCCCGCCATTCTCAATGCCCTTTTGACCGGCATGGTGGTATTCCTGGGAACATCCCAGCCCGAAGAGATCTATCAGACTCCCTTCCCGGACTATAACCGCGGTATTTAATTAAAGAAAATATAGAGAAAGAATAGTAAATGTCAAACAGTGTTAATGCATTCAATGATCTCCTCCTTCAATTCGTGGACGAGTTGGTGAATACGTTTCCGGAAAATACCATCGCCAAGACCTATCGCAGTACGGTCAGCCTGATGATCAAGAAGGATCCCTCCCTCTGTCTGACTACCTTCATGAAGAATGTCCGTCCCCACGAGGAACTTATCCGCAATCGCGACGAGGCCATCTACGAAGAGCTCAGTAGGAACTACGGAATCCTCAAGACGCTGGACCTTGAGAGCATGTGGAAGTCCGAGCTCTCCGATAATAGTCGGGCAGCCATCTGGCAGTACGTTCAGGGACTCTACGTCCTTGGTAATAGCGTGAGCGAAGAGGAGATCGCGCAGATGAGCGACCCCGTATCTCAGGCGACCATGGAAAATATGATGAATTCTCTTTTGAATACACAGGAGGAATCTGGAAGCGATAACCCCTTATCGGGACTCCTGGGAAATCTCATCAATCCTCAGTTCATGCAGGATATTACCAAAAAGGCCGAGGAACAATTTGGTGACGGAAGGGGAGGTCTGGACCAGAATAAGATCATGGGGGCCCTCGGTCCACTCCTAGGAAATCTCGGAAATTTATTGAATCAGGACGACCTCGGAAATGCACCCTCTTCGCCGACTCCTCCAACACCCAAGAAGCGGATCAATCGCAAGAAGAAAAATTAGTTAGTATATTATAAGTATGGAACAACCATGGTTTAGAAACCCGCTGCACCTATTCGCCAGGAATAAGATTCTCATTTTCTGGCCCCTGGCCAAGCAGAATCGCGTGGAACGCTTGAATGCTGCCACGCGCTTCATTTTATACACCATGACTGTTTTGTTTCTCCTTAACAGGGACGTAAGGGTGATCTACCTCGGCATGACTGTCATCCTGGTCATGGCCAGCATGTTCCTGATGGGAAATGTAAAGGAGGGCATGCGCCCGGCGAATTTCGTCTCCGACGGAACAGCCTATGCGCCGGAAGGGGGAACCTTCACCGCACCCACCAAGGACAATCCCATGGGAAACGTTCTCATGACGGACTACGTCGACAATCCGAAGAGGGCGTCGGCTGCCTATTACCCCACCGTAAAGAACACCATAAATAAGATAATGGGCACGGGAGTTCCCAGGGATCAGGCCGACGTCTATTCGAGCAGGGACCAATCCAGGCGGGCCTTTTACAGCATGCCTTCCACGACCATCCCCAACGACCAGGAGGCCTTCGCCAAGGCTGCCTACGGACCGGTAATCGATAAGGTGTGCCGTTCGGAGAGGGAGGCGTGCTTCCCCAACGACAAGTCCATGTTCGGTCAGTCCAGGATGCCCGAGCGCCATCAGCATAGGGCCGGCGGAGGTGGATCCGTCAAAGCTTAACTTTAAAATATACTATACTAATAATATGGCACAGAACCTGAATACAGCGTCTATCATGCTCGATTGGGAATCCCTCCCCAAGGAATGCGCCACGTCAAATTTTGTGGCAGCGCCAACCCTTACGAATCTCAACTACGCGGGTTCCGGAAGGGCCAGCACGCCCCTCTTCGGGACGTCGCCCTACATGGCCGGGAGGGGCGCTCCGGCAAATGTTATCATGGTCGAGGACATGCTCCGACCCCAGTCCACCAGCTACTTCACCAAGGGGTACGCAGGAAGGTCCCACGACTTTCCCATAAATAATATGGAGTGCTCCGTGCCCCTGAGGACCCGTGCCAGGGATCCTGTCAGCAGCAGGGCCAATGTTCAGAACGATATGTTTTCGCGTCGTTATAATTTCTAAGCTAGTTCTAATATGGACCCACTGAGTCTCGTTGCCTTGTTAGGGGTCGCCGCAAATCGGAAGACAGATTGCCGTAAGCGACCGCAAAGAAGGTTATACATCCATGCCAGATACGCAAAGGCCTATGCCTCATTTTCATAGGAATATAAACAACCCAGGCGAAAACCTGTCGGCCGTCACCGAGATGCTCACCGGTCCGGCAACCAGGGGATCCTATTCGCAGGGGAAGACGCCCCTGGGAGCAAGGAAGGACGTCATCAAGAATATGTCCGACGTCGTGCCGAACGCGCAGAATCCCTTCGGACAGCCTGTCTACAATCTCTACGGAAGGGAAAATGTCTCGGGGAAAATGAATAACCTATCGTCGACCGAAAAGCGTTACGTGGGACCGGGCATTGGCGTCCCGGCGACAGTCCCGGCCTATGGAGGATTTCATCAGAAGATGAGGGTCATGCCCAATAACGTCAATGCCTACCGTCTCACCCACCTTCCCGGGAGGAGCGGGCCGGCCAAGGACTTCGTCAGCCTTGGTACGAACCGCTTGGTTACCACTCAGAATAGGCCCGAAAAGACACACGTCCTCCTCGGCGAAGGTGGTCTTCGACCCCTCGAGCAGGGACGGGGTCAGGGTCAGGGTGGCGCCATGACGGGGATGGCCCGGAGGGAGAAGTACATCAAGTCTCAGAAGACCACCAATAGGTCGGAGACTTCCTACCGTGGCGATAACCTTTCCTACGGTACGGCCAAGAGCACCGTGTCCATGAGCACCAGCCAGGAGAATCCCACCAGGAATAAGGCTTCGCTGGTGTCGCGCATCAACGACGTGGCGGGTCCGGGAGGCCTGGCGGCCGGCGGATACGAGGGTACCCAGTCGGCACTCCTCCTCCGACCCTCGCAAAGGGGAAATGCGGGATATAGGCCTCCCGCCGGTCGGATGAACGTCATGGAGGGGAAGATCTCCCAGGGGATGGTGACTCAGAATAGGGGAAGTGCCTCGGTAGAGGCCAAGGGTGGTTCGGGAAATCAGGGGATCAGTCAGAACTACGCCGTCACGTGGCGTCAGGATAATAATGTGTATAAGGGAAATGCCAATTTTCACTCGCAGAATCTCGACGTGGCCAAGAGACAACTTGATAACAACCCCTTTGCACGTAGTATCAATTAAAAGATTCTAAACATAGTTCCATAAAATGCACATGGAAACATTTGATTTAGAAGTCACCGGGAAGAATAACGATGGCATCCGGACTATCGTAATCGAGACGAGGGTCGATCATGAAAGCCGTAATGTAATCGTTATTATTCCTATTTATTACAAAGAATCACTGGAAGCCGATATAATAAGGAAGGCATCCAGTATCTATAAGAACTACACGGTCATCGCGAGGGTCGAGTGATGATGTAGGCACTTCCCTGAAGAACTGCTTTGGCGTAAATACAGCCTAATGCCATGTGAGTCTCTGCCAACTCCATGACATTTGTCTTTGATACCACCAGATCGAAGGGGTTATCGTTCATGAAATCCAATACCTTTCTGGTATTCTTTGTTCCAGAGGGATCCATAAATTCCTCCATGATATCGAATGAACCCTTTAGCCACTTCACATGAACGGGGTTAGATGGATCGAAACCGTACATATATTCTAATACAATGTTTTTATATCTCTAATTATTAGACGAATGAGTTCTTTCGGAGGAAGTTATGGTATATCAGGAGAGTCATCTTCCATTGAGGGAAGCGGAAGTAGTGTATATTCCTCTGGTGAAGCAGGTGCTGTTCAGCTTTCGAATGGAATATTGGGTTTGACCAACCATCCATTATTTAAGACCGACATCGCGACGGGTACGGTCACAGTGTCGAGTCTAAAAGTTGTAAATTCATTCAATCCGGGTGCCAGTTTCGCCTTTAGTAGTATCCAAGGAGATCCAGACATAAATCTTATCACCGGCGGAAATACCATTAACATGATATCATCTAATGTCGGAATAGGAACCACCAAACCGCTTGACCTCCTCCACGTGCAGGGAAATGTCTACACGACTGGGAACATCGTCAGTCTGAATAATAGCATCATAGGAGGAGGATACACGGGGGCAACCATCCGATTGGGTCAAGGATTACTGGGAGCTTCGGTGGGAAATAGATACTCTCCGGTCGCCCACGTTGGAGTTCTCACGGCCAGAACTATAAAGGATGATACCATAAATCCCCTAAGTATTTCGTCATCTTCCAGCCTGGTTATGGCATCGGATAGAATCCACTTATTAACGAATAACGGAGTGGGTATAGGAACGGCCACGCCTATGAGGGAACTACACGTGGTGGGAAATACACTTGTTACAAATAGCATGACCGCGTCCTCCGTGGGAGTGGGAGTGAGTGGTCCCTTTACGGAACAGCTCCACGTCCAGGGATCCGTTACGGCAACTTCTCACATGAGTATCGGGGGAATTTTCAGGGGTGCGGGAATGCGAGTGGGAGACGTGGCGCTGAGTTTTGGAGTAGATAAAAACGCGAGCGTGCAGGGAGACCTCTACGTGGTAGGAGATACAGTTATGAATAATGTATACGTTAGGGGTTCACTTACGTCCTCCGATATCACTTCTGAAACGAACTTTGTCAATGTTCATAAGAAACTGGTCGCGAACGAAGATGTGGAAATGAATTCAAATGCAGTAGTGCTGGGAGACCTCAACGTCTCGGGAAACGTCTTTTCGATGGGGTATATTACGGCAACAGAGGGAATAGATTTCGGTGACAATCTTCGTATCCTTGGAAGCATATCTTCGGATCTCATATCGTCCTATTCGGGAGGTTCTAGTATAATAGAGGTGGCCAGCAACGTGGGCTTTGGTACAAGCACAGTAGACTCTGGATATCTGGTGCAGGTCGGAGGAAGTGCCAAGGCATCTGCTAACGTAGATGCCACCAACATATTTGCCGATGATGTCCGTTCCACCAAGAGTATGCGTTCAGATGGAAGCTTTGTGGCGAACAACATGCGCTTGGGGGGTATATTCAATATCTCTTCCCAGAAGATAGATACTAACTACATTACCTCCAATCTAAAAGTAAGCGGATTACTCAACGTGGGGGGAGATATATTGGGAACCAACGTGTCTATAAATGTCAATAATACCAGTACGAGACAAATACTGGTGAGAAACTCGGATACCAGCACCGGAGAGGCGTCCATTGGAGTCGTTTCGGGTCCCAGTTCTAATATATTCGGAATGGGACAAAAGAACACGGGCGAAAGTTATTTGGTGAACTACGCCGATGCCGACATGAATATTATACAAAGGGAAAGAGGAAATATCAGGTTCCTCATTGGAAATAATCAGGAAGATTTTTTTAACATAGGGAAATTTGGAAAAATAGGCATAGGCATCGCCGATCCTACCTATAAACTGACCATGGATGGATCCTTCCGACTCAGCGGATTATTCGGAGATCCCTATTCCAATCCCACGAATCCAAAATTCTATTTCACCGACATTATAACCACGCCAGGTACCGTCCCCTTTGATACATCCGACGGGAGGGTAAATGTCAAACACACGGCAAATGTCTATATGAGCTTCATGGATTCCGCCACAGTATATGGAAGAATAACGCAGGTGGGAGGGTCAACCAACTATACCACGCCCTCGGATTATAGAATAAAATCAAATGTGGAACCCCTCTCCAATGCACTGGTAAAGGTGGAAAGTCTAGAACCTGTCCAGTTCACATTCAATAGCCATCCGGACAAGCAGGTCGCAGGATTCATAGCCCACCAGGTCAATGAACATATTCCACAGGCTGTGACAGGTAATAAGGATGAAATAAATGAAGATGGAGAGATTGTCATTCAGACTATTGATAAATCACATATGATTCCATATCTCGTTGCAGCAGTGAAGGAATTATCCTCACGAGTAACTTCGCTTGAAAATATATTATCTAAAGAGTAGAAAGGAATGCCTACTTACGTTGGTATAGGGACAACAGTTGAACATGGAATGGAAGTGGTAGGAGATGCCATTATCGAGGGTCAGGAAGGAGGCCCATTGTCGACGAGGGTCCCCTTTGAGTTATTCAGCAATGTCAGTGGAAATTCGACGATTGCCGATTCGAGACAGATGCGTCTAAGGGTTCAACCGTCCAATGAGATCAGCCCCGATGACTCCTACGTGGTCGACATGGGAATCCAAAATACCACCGACAACTTCTTCTTCATTACGGCACCTCAGAATACATCTATTACGGGAACACAAAGGTCCTTCGTCATAACCAAGACCAGTAATGTTGGAGTTGGGACGGCAGAACCCCTCGAAAAATTCCATGTTCAGGGTGATGTCAAGGCCAATGTCGTGAATGCGTACACCATCACGGGAACACCCAATTTGGACATGATGGGAACCTTCGCCAACGTGACGGCCACTAGTAATGTGGTCATCTCGGGAACAAATTCCACCCTATCGGCAACGGCAGACATCGCCACCAACGCCGTCAATACGGTCATGACTTCCACGGGAGATCTCTCTACCAATTCAGTCAATACCACCCTATCTTCCACCGGCGATCTCTCTACCAATTCGGTCAATACCACCCTCTCTTCCACTGGCGATCTCTCTACCAATTCGGTCAATACAACCCTCTCTTCCACTGGCGATCTCTCTACCAATTCTGTCAATACCACCCTCTCTTCCACCGGCGATCTCTCAACCAATTCGGTCAATACCACCCTCTCTTCCACGGGAGACACGACCGCCAGCTCGGTGAATACTACCCTAACTACAACAGGCGATATAACAGCAAAGTCTGTCAATACGACGCTTACCTCCACCGGGATCCTGGATATGCGAGCTCCTTCCATCCTTGCGACCGGTAACGTGGGCGTGGGGACGGCGACGCCCCTTGAGAAACTACACGTCTTCGGAGACATCCGTTCCAATGCCCTCACGACCTCCACGGTCACGGGTCTGACCGACCTCGACCTCGTCGCGACATCCAATGCCAACATCTCTTCGGTGAACACCACCCTAACTACGACCGGTGATATAACAGCAAAGTCTGTCAATACGACACTTACCTCCACCGGCATCTTGGACATGCGAGCTCCTTCCATCCTTGCGACCGGTAACGTGGGCGTGGGGACGGCTACTCCCCTTGAGAAACTCCACGTCTTCGGAGACATCCGTTCCAATGCCCTCACGACCTCCACGGTCACGGGTCTGACCGGCCTCGACCTCGTCGCGAACACGGACCTAACTGCCAGCTCGGTGAACACCACCCTAACTACAACAGGCGATATAACAGCAAAGTCTGTCAATACGACACTTACCTCCACCGGGATCCTGGATATGCGAGCTCCTTCCATCATTGCGACCGGTAACGTGGGAGTGGGGACGGCGACGCCCCTTGAGAAACTACACGTCTTCGGAGACATCCGTTCCAACGCCCTCGCGACCTCCACGGTCACGGGTCTGACCGACCTCGACCTCGTCTCGACCTCCAATACGAACATATCTTCGGTGAACACCACCCTAACTACGACCGGCGATATAACGGCAAAGTCTGTCAATACGACGCTTACCTCTACCGGGATCCTTGATATGCGAGCTCCTTCCATCCTTGCGACCGGAAATGTGGGCGTGGGGACGGCGACGCCCCTGGAAAAACTCCACGTATTTGGAGACATCCGTTCCAACGCCCTCACGACCTCCACGGTCACGGGTCTGACCGACCTCGACCTCGTCGCGACCTCCAATACGAACATATCTTCGGTTAATACCATCGTGACCTCATCGGCCAATACCTTCGTGTCAGGAGACAATATCATTCTCAATACCAGCAACGTAGGAATAGGTACGGCGACACCCATGGCTACCCTACACGTTCAGGGTGATTTCAAGGCCACCGGCAACGTGGAGATAGGAGTAGTTTCATACAATAAAGTACTCGGCGCGGGACCAATATTCACCATAACCACGACCGACATAATGTTGCTTGGATCGACGGCCGTTGGAACCACCGGAACAGTTGGCGTGGGAACTACGGTTCCCGAAACTTCCTTGCAGGTATTGGGAGACGTGGCCATAGGAAAGTCTGGCGAAAATGCCGGACCCCATACCCTATTTTTCGGAGGACTCGTCAATGACGCAAGCCTTGCAGAAACCGTCATTGAAAATAGAACCCACGATGGAGCAAATGGAACCGAACTCCTTTTATTCAAGGGAAATAATGCAGATGCAAGTAATGGATACGATCGAATTCGTCTAAGGGCGGGTAGAATTGTATTGGATACGTTCCCTAGCACGACAATCAGTAGAACTGGCGAAAATCCCAGAGTGACCATTCTCGAGGATGGAAAGGTCGGTATCGGGAAGACCGATCCGGGATACACACTCGAAGTGGCTGGAAGCACCAAGTTTGATGGAGGGGCAATGTATTTTGGAACGACCGAGGGTCTCACCAGCATTACCACCCTTAGAGTTACCATAGGCACCCAGGGTGGATTGGGAGGAACAAAACAAGTACAAGCCACGTGGCCAAACAGTTATAGTATTTCGGCAAGACTCATGGTTCAGGTCACCATAGATATTGACGGAATTTCAAACGATGACGACGATACATTTATGACAACGGTGACTGGTGTAAGCACGACGGGTTGTAAAATAAATGTAAGGAAATTCAACGGAGGAACGTGGGCAACCACCCTCTATGCCATGGTTACGGTATTTGAATTGTCAGCGTCCCCCTAATTAAATTATAGATGATTATTAGAGAAAATCAATGTCTTACGTTGGTATAGGGACATCCAATCCCAATCACACACTGGAAGTTGCTGGACAGGCCTATATCGAGGCAATCGAGGGAGGAAATACATCACAGCAAGTTCCATTGGAAGTTTATAGTAACTATGCGGGTTACGATGATAGAGATTCATCTAGGCAGATACGACTCCGGGTCACTCCGTCAGCCTCGCCCACGTCGAACATCAACACAGACATGGGTATAGAGTATAATAACGGAAATTACTTCTTCATATCGGCTCCGGTGACGGATTCCATCAATGGAAACAAAAGTAGCTTTGTCATAAAATCTAGCGGAAATATTGGAATAGGTACCACGAATCCCAATACAAAACTTCACATTATTGGACCGGCAACTGTCATGGGAAGTATAACCGCTGCCGGTAATATCTCAACGTCAGCCGGAGGAATAAGCGTCACGGGAAATATAACGACCACGGGAGGAAGTCTGAGCACCACAGGAGATATCACGACTTCGGGGGGAGCTATCTCGGCGTCGGGAGATATCACGACTACGGGGGGATCTCTCTCTTCATCGGGAAATATCCAAACCGGTGGGAAGATAGACGCCGTCACGGGGTTTTTCACGGCAGGGAGTATAACGGCGACCGAAGCCATCATACATGGACCGGCCAACATAACGGGAGATCTCACCGTGGGAGGATCGGTATTAACCACCGGACTGGAAGTATCCGGAACACTGGCCGAATACATATCTCATACTGGAAATTTATCTACCAAATTTGGATTTCCCGACCTCGATGAATACTCCATAATCACAGGTGGGGAGCAGAGACTTAGCATTAAGACAACACAATCAATTTTTTCGGGAACAATAACTACCGCAAGTCTTTCATCTACGGGAGGAATTACCTCGGATACGGACATCATCAAGGGGGTCAGTCTCTCATCTACAGGAGGAATAAACTCGGACGCTG